TAGCAAAGCCGTAACATGGATAAGCTTTGCAAGTTTCTCCAGCGTTGCTGATTCCACACGTTGCTTGTACAGCTCACGTTTTCCATATGGCTGATGATAGAAAAACTCTTTCATAAAGCGTAAATGCACGTTTTCAATGAATGCATGGCGGACATCCTGCAGTTGCTCTTCTGATAGGCTGTGTAGTTTGTTGAGAACGTATTTTTCGCTAGCTAACAAGGTTGGGTTGAAGCCCAGATTTGAAAGCACTTCTCGTATAGCTAGGGCCTCCTTGGGCGTAGGTTGCTCCATAATCTTCTGCATTCCTGCACGCTCAAAAAACGGATTATACTTAGCCATGACTGCAACCATTTCCACGTAAGGCGTGCCCGCTCGAGCAAGCGTTTCCCGAATAAGTTTAGCTCCCAAGCCAATGCTTCGATATTTTGGATGTACAACGATACGTCCGATGATGCAGAGTTTCTTATTCAGCTCCTTAACTTGCATTTTAGGCAGAACAAGATTTCGCCCCATACAACTTAGAGGCGGATAATTGTAAACAATCACTCCGCAGAGATCAGATGCTCGACGCAAACAAAAAATCTCGCGCACCACAGGCAAATTTGGACTACGGTAATGGAACATCTCAAGGCGGCGCCAATCATCCCTAATGCCAGGCTCAACCCGCATATCCTTGATAAGGCTGCATTCCTTTGCAGGCGCGTTAGGGAAATACTCAACAGAAATCTCTTTTCCAAACCGCTTATGCACGTGCACGCTAGGCTGGAGATCCTCAAACAGATCCGTGTGAGTCGTAGCCACGATAACAGCTTTTCCCATAGCCCTAGCAGACTTCTGAAGATTAAACGCTACAATCTTCGCCGTATCACGATCAAGCGTAGCGCAAAACTCATCCATAACCCACCACTGCCGAGACCTCTCAATCATCTTAGCAATTCGATACCGGTACTTTTGACCATCACTCAACTGCGGATATGTACGTAGGAATAGAAACGCGTCATTCAAGCCTACCCTACTGAGTACATCTAAGCCTTCCTCAACCGTCCTGCCCACAGTCTCAATCAAAGGTTTAGAAACATTCACACGCACCCTCGCCATGTCCGCCGCGTCCCTACCGAGGTCCCGCAATATCGCCTTCAACAGAACACTCTTGCCAGAACCACTATCCCCTGTGATTAACACAATATCCTGAGGGCTAATCTTCAACTCGACATTATCGCAAATCACGAATTTCCTCTGCTCGTCAAGGCCCAACCCAAACGCTTCAGCAACCGCAACACTACGAGGCGTCAACTTAGCAGCCGTTTCATAGGCAATGTTAAAGGTGAACTTGTCGGAATCTCTATCATAAATGCGGCGTACCTTATGAATGCGGAAAAACTCTCGGCGCCTTCGCAACCCTTAGAATCTCCACAAATACTCGGTATACCGAGCATAAAAAGTACATTACAGAAACGACATGTCTAGCCCGTAGGGAGAGAGACAAGTTAAAGTGAAAAGCATACCCGTGCATATATCGATGCATGCATCGATGCACAAGATTAGTGCACATATCCAGACCGGAGAAAAAACCGTAGGGGGTAGGGGCTCCACAATACTAGGATCAGACAAGATTTTTAGCGCGCATTACCCATGACCTTACGCTTCGTCAATTTCTTCCGAATAGGTTTAAGTTTACCCAAGCTTGAAAACCTCCAAAAACGGCTCAGGCGTCATCTCAACAGTGCAGTAGAGCGCCAGGGCAGCAGCCCAGAAAACGTCATCATGCTGATTCTGTGGATGAAAAAACCTGTAAGTGCCATCCTTTTTAAGTTCCATTCTCTCCACGTTAAGCTCTACTGAAAAATTGAGCTTTTTAGTCGGCGAAACATTAATTTCTGCATAGGGATAGGCAAACGCACCGTTAAGCATCCGCTGTTTCAGTAAGCTAGCCATCTCCTGTTTTCTCGGATGCGTGAAGTTTACGCCTTCAACATTTTCGATGCCACCATTTTTCATGTCTTCCACGATGTAATTGCCCACGCCTGTTATGTCAGCCCTTATTTTCTCGAAGCTTTCCCAACGGTCAGCTACCGTTTTTACATAACCGATAACTGAAGCGTACTTAGTATCCAAGGGCCACACTTTTACGTGCCGAAGCAAATAGCGATCCTGCACCTGCTCAACAACAATAAAAGCCGAATAATCCCTTTCCTTACCGAAGTCTAAGCCGCCGAAAAACCGTCCATTACGCGTAGGTCCCTCAGAATCCCACAGATCCAAACTTGCATCTTGACATTTTGTGATAAGGCTTAGGGGCAGCCAAACCGCTTCGTCCTCGGCCCATTCTGCCATCATTTCGCGTTGCCATCTAAAAGGATCATCCGCATACTCCTCTTTAAGTTGCTCAACTTTCCTTTTCTTCAACGGACCGTTAGGTTCAAGTGCCTGCTCCCAAGTAACGTGACTTTTGGCAAAATGACTATACTGAGGTCTGTTGAAAAACTTCCAAAACATGCTATCCGTGCATCCAGGAGTGCTTGAACAGATAAATTTGCCATTAGTTGTAGCTAGCGTGAATACAATAGCATCATACAACTCCTGATCCTGCGGGATATAATTGTACTCGTCCGCATAGACCACATCTAACGTGAAGCCCCTAATCGTGTCCGGATTGCACGGAAAAGCTTGAATCAAGCTTCCATTGCGAAGATGAACCATAGTTGCCTGAGGCTTACTATACAGCCCCCTCGGCAACTTAGTCAAGAAACCGTTAATTTTGCGTATTGGAATTTTTGTCTGACGCCAGCTAGGACCCACAACCGCGATTTGAACTCTCGGATGCCTTAGGGCATAATGCAAAAGCTTTGCGGAGATCACGTGAGTTTTGCCGCTTTGCCGAGACCATCTAAAGGCAGTAGCATCATTTTTGTCGATTAACTCTGCACCCTGGCGCTGATAATCCGTAAGCCGTAGCCCAAGCCACTTTTCACAAAACTCAGGAACCCTTCTTTTCTGGGCCTGTAGCAGACCTTCAACCTGTTGCTGGAGTTCCTCTACTCTTTTCCTCTGCCACTGCTTCACCGATCATCTTCTCCAACTTTTCAAGAACCTTCGTAACTTCCGCCTCGTCAAAACTTTTGCTGATGCTATTCATGACTTGACCAGTGTAAGCCATAATTCGAATCCAGATTTGACGTTGCTTAGGCTTGACATCCTCGCCCTTACTTTGGGCATAAGCCTTAGCCATGTTGAAAACGTCTTCCAAATCGACAAGCAATTTCTGCCGCAGCCTCTGCATGTCCTTAACGATGCGCTGCCGTGTACGTCGCACCACAGAAACCGGTCGAACCCTAACTTTCCGCAGCCCCTACCCCCCTAGGTTTTTTGTCCAACAAAAATTCCCATAACCGTCCCAGACAAGCCCGTGATGCCGGCAAAGATTTCAGAACTCCAAGAACCAAGAAAAGCAATGTGAGCGACTTCCAAGGCTGACAAACAAACTGTCATTGCAATTCCAAACTTTACTACGTACACAAGCTTCTCATTCGGCTCAGCAGTCTCGACTTTGCCATGTGGGCCTCTTTTACGTATCCTACGAGTCAACGCCTTCTTAACCCAATCCTGCATGATTAATCACCCGTTTCTGAAAAGTACGTTTATTCAAAGCCCGATGTCCGCCCAACAAGAAACTGTTAAGCAACTCACGAGCTGTCCTCACGTCAATGCAAGCTTTAGCGATTACAACTACGCCTAAAGTCCACGTTAAAGGCACGGCAGTATAATCAATGTCAAAAACGCCGCTGGAATATTTGAAACTGTTCTGGGCAATGACAATATGCCGGCTTTTCTCACCGAAAACTCCGATGAACACGCCCCAACTTTTCACAGGCACGTCAATCGCAACGCCCACACCACTGCTTTTGCCAACACTCGCGTCACTCCATTCCACGCAAATTAAATCTCCCGCTAGCACATCTTTAAGTTGCTTAGTCACATTTTTTCCCATCAAGAAGCGCTCCTTTTTTTGCGAAGTTGACTGATTTTTCCCGCAATTTTCAAGTTGCCCCGAGCATCCAAAACCATCA